ACAAAGTACACATTCATTTCTGAGCCATCAGCGTGTCGTCTGTGTTTACCGCTTAACGGAAAAGTATTTGATGTTGATGAAATGGAACCAGGAACAAATGCACCAAACATGCATCCTTTCTGCCGATGCAGTACAGCACCTTATGTTGATCGTGATGCATTTGAGAAGTCGTTGAAAGAAAGGGGGTTGCAATAATGATTGAGCGCTTCGAAAAAACGGTGTGGGATGAAACTTGTTTAGCCGTGGTAAGGAACGATGAAGAAATCGACAAACTGCATCGAAGCTGGTGGGGCGGAGAAAATGTTGAAATTACGAACGATATGTTAAATGAATTATTAAAAGGAAATGCTATTGGGTGGGGAGACGGAGAGGATTCTCATGTAATTGCACTGTCGGATGAAGTTATAAAGCCTTAGCCCGTTCGCTAACGGCTTTTTATTATGCGATAAATAGCAAGGAGTGATTGCATGTTTAAAAACAAAAAATACGTTGTGATTATAACGTATAGAAACGACTGGTCGAAAAGAGAATACCTAACAAAATATATTGATGTTATAGCTAAAACCAAATTTAAAGCAATTGATGTTGCCATGGCGATAGCATTAAAAGGAACAGGCGTAGGTGACGGAATAGGTTACAGAAGTATCGACCATGTTTCTTGTTTCAAACTATAAAAATCAAGGTCTAGCAATCGTTAACGGCTTTTTATTATGCCTTCTTACTGCTTACAGGCACTAAAGAGAAAGCTGTT